CTTCTTGGGCATGTTGTCCAGCCACTGCTGGTTTAGTCGCCCCTCCATGAAGGCCCTGTCGGACCCTTTGGTCCCAGGAGGGCACTGAAGGGCGCACATCTCAGCCCATCGCTCACCGTAGGGCAGGGCCCTGCGGTAGGTTTCCTCAGCCTCCGGGCCCAGCCGGCTGATTGTCAGCGGGATTTCCATCTGGCGGCTCCTGCCCCGGCGGAGGTCCTGGCGGCGGCGGGGGCGGCGGCGGCACCAGGTACTTACTCACATCGATGTCCATGGCCCTCCCCCAATCCTCCAACAAGGCGTTGAACAGATTCGGCATGCCGGCCTGCATCATGCCCTGGGCCACAGGCATCATGACCTGCATGGCCTGGTTGACCTGTTCGACCTTGGTTCCCTTGTTGGGCTTCCTCGCACTGCCGGCCTCCACGCGGAAGTCAAACTCCCGCAGAAGCTGCTCTGGGTCCATGCCCTGGACGTGCATCTGCCAGGCCTGCGCAGCCAAGGGCCCAAGGAGAGGGGCAACGTCCTGGGGCTGGACCAGCCACCTCGCCAGGAAGGCTTCCTTGCGGGCCACCTCTGACAGAGCATCCTCCAGGGTGTTGGCCATGTCGTCGGGCCTCACGGAAATCTGCTCAGCCTTCACGGCGGCCTCTGCGGCACTCCTGAACTGATTTCTGGACATGCCATAAATGAGTTCTGTCAGACCCACCCGGCGGTCGAACAGCTCCGTGACCGCGGCAACGATGTTCCACATGTCCATGGATACGCCGGGCAAGTTGAACACGCTGATGATGTCGTTGACGTTCCGGCCAATGGCTTCGGAGATTTCAACGATTTTGAAGCCTGACTCATCCGAATCCAGAATCTTGGCCTTCAGGTCGTTGTCCGCGGCCTTGGCTACGCCGATCATCGTCTGGGACGAGGTGGCGATCTTGGTCGCCATGAACGACATCGCCCAGTTGATGAACCGCAGCTCACCAATCCCCGGTTTGATCAGCGAGATGGGATAGGAGTAGCCCGGCTTTTTGAACCACTGGAGAATGGTACAAGGCCAGCCGTGGGGCTCTGCCCAGAATGGAATCGGCCACTGGCAGGAGGCGAACAGTGCAGGGGGGACGCCCGTCTCGTCCACGTCCTCTTGGAGTAGTTCCTGCGGGACGTTCAGCGGGAAGTCCACCCCCTCCGCAACGACGATGTAGCAGTATTCGCCAAGGGCATCGAACTTGCCCCTAATCTGCTGGTCGGCGTCCTTCAGCCGGTCACCAAAGCCAGTCTTGGAATAGATTTCCCAATAGGTGACCAGGTCGTTGGTCTTGCCCATCTTCTTGCGAGTCTCATAGCCCCGCTCTTTGCGGGTGCTGCGAGAATCGTAGCTCTCGGCGTGGCCCTTCAGGTCTTCTGGGTTCAGGCCAAACTTGGCGGCCACAAAGTCCTTGGGATGACACCTCCGCCTGGCCAGCCACAGGATGTCGTCCTGACTGTCGGCGTCCGGGTCCCAGACGATGTTGTCGAAGGACTCATAGAACGAAGTAGCGATCCGCTGGTCGGAGCCGGGAGGCTGGTACAACTCCGTGAACCAGCAACTGGCACCTTTGATCAGGGCCTCGTCCACCACCATCCGGGACTGGTCCTTCAGGTTCATCTCATTGGCTGAGTAGTTCAGGTACTCATCCATCAGCTTGGAGATGACGTTCCGCCGCTCCGAGAGGAACTGGGTCTGCTGGACCATCTGCTGGTACATCTGCATCATGGGGTCCGGCATCATCACCGGCTGGCCATCGGGCCCCATGACTGGCTGGCCGTCCGGACCCATCTGCGGGACCGGCGGCTGCGGAATGATCCCCAGCATCTGCGGGGCGATGATAGGATGCTGGCGGGGCGTGCAGACCCGGGACGGGTTGCGGTGGTGGATGACTGAGCCAAAGAGCCGAACGGCCTCCCAGACCCGGTTGACGGTCATCCGGAAGGCCGGCGGCGCTAGGCCCTTGACAAACCCCTTCTCGCCCCGGCTGTACTCAGATTTGAACATCCATGCGTTGTCGCCGTCATAGAAGTTCATCGCCTCTTCGGCGTCCTCCTGGAAGGGCTTTTTATGCTCCTTGGCCAGGTGAATCTTTTCTAGCCACCCCTTAACGATGGGGCGGAGCGGGTTTGTCTCAGACATCGGAGTTTCCTGGGCTACTTCTTATTGCCCGGTGAACGCCGCTCCAGGGCCGAAAGCCGCTCGGAGAGCTGGGCAATCCGGGGGTCCCGCGGGCGGTGTTCCCAGGTGCCGAACTTCTTCCACTCCGGGTTGTCCGCCAGGCGGGGGTCATCGACGTGGTGGACAGACGGCTTTTCGACACCCCCGTACCCAGGGGACAGGGCCCACAGGTAGAGCGTGTCCCTGCCGACCTTGGCCACAAACGCCATCTGGGCCTCGGCACCCTCATGGGGGCGGAACAGGACGGTATCACCAAGACCGGCTTCAGGCATCGACCACATAACTAGCTCCTTGTAGGACCCAAACAGACGTAACCCTTACCATCCTCGCCCCGCCGCTTCTTTCTCTCCGCCAGCCACTTCACCCACCAGGGGTCGGCGGCCGGCGTAGACGGGGGGGCGTGGTATGACGGCTCATAGGCGCAGAGGTACTCCAAGCACTGGACGGCGTGGACTTCGCCGCGGGTGTTGGGCATGTCAGTGACGAACGCCCCGGAGTTGCTCTGGATCACTTTCTTCTTGTATCGCTTTATCTCCCGGATCAGCTCCGGGCAGGCTCCCTCCAGGAACCGCAGTTGTGTTGTTCCATCGCCCCGGATGTGGAGCATCTGCCTGACCAGGCTCGTCCTGGCGACGATGTCATCCGATCCAGGGATGAACTGATGGCCGCCCAGTTGGAAGCGAATCTTCCGGTTTCTCAGTTGCTCTGAATACAGGTCGCACGGCAGCCGGCCGGAGCCAAGGTCTCTGAGCGTGCCGCCGTGCATGTCCATGATGGCCGCGTAGATATGCTGATCTCGCACCTTCTTGGCGAACTCCTCGCCCCAGATCAGTGCGTTAGCGTTACGGATGTACAGTTCGTCGTAGATTAGCAGGAACCGCTCGTCAGGTGGGACCGCCCCAAAGACACACGCCATCACCGTGTGGCCGGGGTCAATCGCTACATAACGGGTCCACTCATGCGGTACGCCCCCTTCTAGGCTCATCATGTGGACTGGCGAGAAGTTGGGGTACATCAGGATGGAGTCCTGGGTGAACTCCCCCTCGGCCCGCATGCGAAGCTCGTCCACGCCCAGGGCCGACCACCGGGCGATGTTCTTCTCCTTCTCCTCCGGGTCGATGTGGTCGTTGTCCAGGAACCGATAGACAAACTTTTCGATTCTTGGAGGGTCGATGCCGTCCTCCCGCTCCTTGTCGGCTCGCTCGCACAGCCCCAGCAGGGCGTCGTTCTTGGAGTGCGGCATGGCTGACCACATTAGCCTTCCCTTGCGGTCAGCCAGGCGGGCCTGCATTTCACCCACCCAAGAGGGGTTTGATATATCTTCGTCCAGGTGGACAAGGTCGGCCTGGAACCCCTGGGGCGGCTCACCCTCCGATGAGAAGAAGTGGACCGTCCAGCCGTTCGCCAGGACCACCCGTTGGCAGTAGCCGGCGTTCTTCAGGACCCAGGAAGTCTCTGAGACGAATCTTGGTGGCACCAACGGCGGGGCCGGCTTGGCCTCGGCCTTGCGGTCGGCATCCTTGACGGGATCGAAGGCTCGCCACTCCTTCGTCTCCTCGTCCTTAATCATTTTGAACGCCCCGGCTTTGAAGAGCATCGGGTAGCAGACCAGGCCGATGTGCGGCCAGTTCCTCCCAACAACCACCAGGTTGCCGCCCTCTTTGGGGTACTTCTCATGCGGGTCCTGGCCAGTCAGGGCACGGGCGTCTTCGACAAACGTGGAAAGGCTCTTGCCGCTTCGGTTGCCTCCAAGCACTATCCGCTCAGAGGCCGTGGAGGCGTGCATCAGCTCCTGGTGGGCCATCGGTCGATAGAGACGCAACGCCTCTATCTTCCGGCTCTTCAGCTCGCTCTGAACCTCCTTCAGGACGCTCAGGGAGTGCTGCGTGATGCCAGGGACGATAGGCGGCTTAGGAGGCTCTGGTATCTGGCGCGGGTGCTTCTTCATGCGGTGCCGGCAACGCCTTAATGGTGATTGCCGTCTCCAGGAGTCGATCCCTCAGCTCCTCCTCCAGCTCTTCCTCACTCCACAGGGCAAGCGGTTTCTTGGCCCCGCCAAGATCGGTGTTGTTGGTGACCAGCCGGACGATGGTCTCCAACTGCTTAGTTCGATGCGCCCCCCCTGGGGGTGAGTCGTAATACTGCTTCATGAAGAGGTTGGCAAAGCCCCGGACGCCCCCGGTGTACTCCAGGAGCGTCTCCAAAAGTTCCGCGGCATGCGGGATGTTCGCACCGCCAAGACGAGCCACCTGGCAGAACGTATCGACCGCATCGGCTTCGATCTTGTCTAGGCGTTCGTCCTTCTTCCGCTTGCGGCGTTTCTTCTCATACTCGCTGCGGCACTTCTTGCACTGACTGTGCCTGCGGCCATCAGAGGCCACATGGAACGCATGAAGGGGCAGGACCTTCTGGCACTTAACGCACTGCTTAGTAGATGACATCGTCAGCAAGGGCGAGGTCTAGCCTCGCCTTCCATACGTTCCCTTCGACCGTGTAGACCAGTTCGCTGTCCTGCACGGCCTGGCGGACTCCCTTAAACACATAGTAGTCATGGCCTGCCAGCAAGTGCTTGGCCTTGGGCCGCCACGCCTTGATGTCCGCCTCCACCGACTCCCGGTCATGCTCAGCGTCGATGTAGACAATGTCGAACGCCCCGTCCGGGAACGTGCCGGCTACTTCCGGGGAGCGACCCACTGCGTGCGTGATGTCATAGCCCGCGGTGTTGCGGAGGAAGACTTCCAGCGGCGTGCCGCGGGATTTGTCGTAAGCCTTGCACCCGTCGTCGTTCTTGGAGCCTTCCCAGGTATCAACGCAGGTGACCCTGGCCCCTGCCCTGGCCATGACGATGGCACTCCTGCCGGCCCAGGAGCCTACTTCACACACCGTGGGTGCGCGGCCATGCTCACGCAAGAAGTCCTGGATCAGGTTTCCCAACGCCATGGCGTCCACGGCAGGCAAATCCATGCCCATGCCATCAAAGTCCTGGAGCTTGGCAAGCTTGTCCGCTACGGGGGAGCGGAAGTCCACCAGTTTGGTGTCATGTTCGTAGCCAGACTCCAAGGACGCCCGCATCTTGGCGCTCACGTCCGATGCAGCCATCACAACCGGCTTGCCAACGCACTTCGGCTTCCAATGGCCAGCCCAGGCGTCCCAGTTGCAGTACACCGGGTTGTAGCCCAGCTTCTGAGTGCCAACCAAAGACAGGTCCCTAGTCATGGTCACGTCTTCTGTGGAGGCCTTCTCGGCACAGAAGCGGTCCTTCCACTCATAATAGAACCATGGCTTGTCTTCCGCAGTCCTGGGCTCCGTGAGTTCAAATGCTCTCATGTCGTACATGATAAGCCCGGTAGGCAGGGCGGCACATTCCTGGATGCCGGCCATCTTCACGGCCGTGTGCCGGTCGTACATCTCCAACTGGAAGTCCGGATTGGGGTTTTCGGACTGGAGGTTGTTCCACCGGAACACATAGACACACTCCACCGGAGGCGGGCCGCAGTACGGGGCACCAATCACGCACGGACCCTTGTGGTAGTGATCAACCAAGAAGTCGAAGGAGGTAGGAAAGAACTCCCTGGCGTCTGGGTGGTCGGCGTGGATGTCCGGCTTCATGTCGCTGTCCACCATCACCAGGACATCCAGGCCGTACTCCCTGGCCTGGATGACTGCCCGGTTGCGGGTCATGGTGATCGGCGTGTCCGCCAGATTCCAGACACGCACGCCGTCAACGCGGGGGTCCTTGACCGCCTTGTTGACCAGCGGAATCATCCACTCACGGAT